AACTAAAGATGCAAGTACTGTGGCTAAGGCTGGACGAGTTGCATACAACACAGCCAACACTGCAACGCAGTTTGGTGTTCTTGCTGCAGGTGCTGAAGGTGCTTCTGCTAAGCTTGAAGGACGTGCTGTCAATCCACAAGACTTGATGAAGGCTGCTTCTGAGTCTGTTTACACTGCTGTAGCATTTGAAGCTATGCACGGTGTTCTTGATAAGACTGGTAAGTCTTTCCGTGATGGTAAACCTGAAGCACAGCCTTTAGAGATTCCTAAAGCACCTGCTCCTGAAGGTAAAGTAACTGTTGAAGGTGCACCTGCAGAATTTAAACCAGAAACAGCTAAACCTATTGAAGAAGTAAAACCTACAGAGATTGCTCCAGGAATGGAAGCAAAACCTGTAGAAGTTGCTCCAATAGAAGAAGCTAAACCTTCTAAACAACCAAAAGTTGAAATTGAAACTTTAACTGAACCTGTTCCAGAACAGAGTAAAGCTATTGTAGATAAAAGCCTACAAGAGAATGCTAAACTGGAAAAAGAAGTAGCTGATTATGCTAAGCAAGCTGGAGAGGCTGTACGTAAGCGTATCACAAATATTCAAGCTGAAGAACGTTTCATACATAACGATACTGTTAAACTTGTTAAAGAAATCCCTGATGTTGCAGCCAGAGAACGTATCTCTGAAGCACTAGATCGTGGTGACATGTCTGCTTTATCTCCTAAAGAAAAAGTAGCTGCTGAAGAGTTAAAGACTAAGTTTAAAGACGTTGGTGCGAAAGCTCAGAAGCTTGGCATTATTAAAGAACTACGTGATAACTACATCACTCACATTGTAGACTGGGAAAAGTCTGGCATCAAGAACATTCAAGATGCCATCAATGCTTTTGTTGAGTCTGGTGGCGGTGGGCGTGAAGGTTTATCAGGTAAGTCTCGTTTTGGTAAAGAGCGTAAGTACGAAACCTTTGAAGACTTAAACAAAGCTCTACAAGATTCTGGCATGGTTCTCAAGACCAAAGATGCTGCTGAGATCTACCAGCAATATGCTCGTTCAATGAATAGAGCTATTGAAAACAAAGCAATGATTAACGAACTTAAAGGTTTAACCGATGTAGAAGGTTATCCTTTAATGAAACGTATCACTGAAAAAGAACCTATGCCACGTGGTTGGGAAACAATTAATGCTCCTCAGATGCAAGGCTATGCTGTACATCCTGAGATTGCTCCTGCATTAAAGTTTGTGTTTGAAAACTCTGAGCCAAGCAAAGTCATGAAAGCTTTAAATGCTTTGAGTCAAACAACTAAACGTTTGCAGGTTATGGCAAGCTTATTTCACTTTAAATCTTTGGTGGAAGCTAACTTGTTATCAGGCTTTGGTAACTTTGCTAAAGAGATTATTTCAGGGTTCAAAGGTACTCGTGATGCTTTAGAGTTGTTTAAAAAAGGTGGTTTAGGAGACGAAGCTGACTTCTTAATCCGTAACGGTCTTAAAGTAGAAATGCCTGAAGACGTAAGTCGTGGTATTCTTTCTGAGATTGGTAGAGGCGGTGACATCATTATATCTAAGCTAGGGCCTGATACAGGTAAAACTTTAGAAAAATCTGCTGCTACTGTAGAGAAGTATACTTTAGGTCTTGCTGATAAAGTTACTTGGGACTTTGCTCATACTGGTTTTAAATTACAAGTTGCAATGAAGGAACTAGAAAAAGCTAAGAAAAACTTTCCTGATGTTCCTCCAGAACAATTAGCTCGTGAGATTACATCTTATGTTAATAATACATTTGGTGGTTTAAACTGGTTTGATGTTGCTCAACGTGCTAACACTAAGATTGGTAAAGAGCTTGCTATGTGGGCATTTAACAATCAAAACCGTAGAGCTTTGCAGTTAGTGTTGTTTGCTCCTGACTGGACAGCTTCTACATTACGTGCATTGTCTACAGCGTTTGGTAAAGGTACTGGTCTTAAAGGTCTTGTCAAGCCACGTACTGAAGCTGACTTCGCTCGTCGTTATCAGCTACGTGCTGCTTTAGTATACGGCACAATCTTAAATGGTTTAAATAACATTACTGCTGGACGTGATATTTGGGACAATAAAGATCCTACACGTATTGAATTCCGTGATGGTTCTTCTATGCAGTTGGCTAAGCACTCAATGGAGCCTATTCACTGGATTAAAGACCCAGCTAAGACTTTAACTAACAAGCTTGGTTTTATTCCTCAGATTACTGCTCCTTTAATCTTTGGTAAAGAATACCTACAGCCAGGTGCTCCTGACTTGCTAGATCAAAGCGTTACTGGTAAACTAGCTGCTGCAGGAAAGAAAGCTTTACCTTTCCAAATACAATCTGTTATGGGTGCTCCTACAGGTGAAGGCACTAAACGTGCTATAGCTGGTACATTAGGCTTCCCTATCTATGGCGGTTCTGCTTCTCAAAAAGCTGAACAACGTATTGAACGTAAAAAAGCTGAAATGGAAAAGCGTAGGAAGTTCTTGCAAGAAGAAGCTGAACGTGCAAAGAAAACTAGAAAAGAATGAAAATACTAATTATCGATCAATCAGGCTGTGGTTGTGGTCTGTCCTTTGCTCTTCGTAGTCAGGACTATGGGCATGATGTTAAGATGTTTATTCGTCATAACAAAGATGGTTCTCGTTCAGAAGTAGGTGATGGTGGTTTAATCAAGCGAGTCAGTAACTGGGAAGACCACATGAACTGGGCTGACCTAATCTTTACTACTGACAACGTATTCTACATCCATGCGCTAGAGCGTTATCGTGACAAAGGTTATCCTATCTTTGGACCATCTATTGATACTAACCGTTGGGAACAAGAGCGTGACCACGGTGAGATGGTTCTAAACAAAGCAGGAATTAAAACTATTCCTTCTATGACGTTTGAGAAGTATGACGAAGCTATTGCTTTCGTTAAAGCTAATCCACGTCGCTTTGTGTCTAAGCCTATCGGGGACGGAGATAAGACTTTATCTTATGTCGCTAAGTCTGCTGCGGATATGATTTACATGTTGAACCGTTGGAAGAAAAAGAATGCCTTAAAAGGTAAGTTCATTCTTCAAGAGTTCCGTCCTGGTATTGAGTTTGGTGTTGGTGGCTGGTTTGGTAAGTGTGGTTTCTCTAAGAACTTCTCTGAGTCATGGGAACACAAGAAGCTTATGGATGGTGAGCTTGGTGTTACTACTGGTGAGATGGGAACTATTGTTCGATACACACAAGACTCTAAGTTAGCTGACCAGATGCTCAAGCCATTAGAAGATATGCTTCATGGTCTTGGATATACAGGTTACATCGATGTTAACTGTATTATTGATGATAAGGGTCAAGCATGGCCTTTAGAGTTTACAATGCGTCCAGGCTGGCCTTTGTTTAACATTCAGTTGAGTCTACACAAAGGCGATCCAGCACAGTGGATGTTGGACATGATTAATGGTGAAGATACTTTAAAGGTATCTAACAAGATCGCTGCTGGTGTTGTGACTACAATTCCTGATTTTCCATACAGTCAAGTAACTAAGAAGGAAAACTCTGGTTATCCTATCTGGGGCTTGGATATGAATGATGCAGTGACTGACGTTCATCTTTGTGAAGTGCAGTGGGGCAAAGGTCCTGCAATGGTAGACGGAGAACTCAAAGAGAATGTTCCTATGTTTGTTACTGCTGGTGACTATGTTTGCACAGTAGTAGGCTTAGGCGATACCATTGAAGATGCTCGTTGCAAAGTCTACAGCACTATTAAAAAGAAGATTGAGATTCCTAACTCTATTGCTTATCGTACAGACATCGGTGAGAAGGTACAGGCTTGTTTAGCTGATCTACAGTCTCATGGCTATGCTGAAGGTGTAGAAGCTGGTGAAGAAGAGGATGACGATTAATGGCTAATCAATTACCTCCAATTCCCCAAGATAAGATTAGCGAGATTCAAAGCTGGCGTGACTGGTTTCGTAACTTAGGAAACTACATTCAATCTGCTCAGTCTGGTGGTAATATCTGGAGTATTGCTCAAGGCGGTACTGGTTCTAACACTGCAGCAGGTGCTCGCAGTAATTTAGGTCTTGGTGATATTGCAGTACAAAATGCTAACAACGTTGCTATTACTGGTGGTACTATTGATTCAGCAGCAATAACTAAAGGAAGTATTAATAATACTCCTATAGGTGCTACTACAGCAAATACTGCTAAGGTTACTGATTTAACTACTACAGGTACGTTAACAGCCAACGGGCAAGCTGCG